TTGCTGATTACAGTCATGATGGAATGTCCTGTTCACCTAATGAATACGGGGGGTTCACCTGTTCACCCCAGTTCACTAAGCTGGTGAACTGTCCGCTAACACTTTCCCGCGGGTTTCCGACCCCGTACCCCTCGAATACCCCCAGGGTCCCCGGCAGTTTTCGGCGCTCCAGACCGGTGCATCACCCCTGCTCACCGCCTGCGGGTGGCACTTCGGAAACGCCCAGTCGCTTGGCGGCCCAGCGTTCGTAAAGACCGATGGCGACATCAGCGCCGGCCATCGCGGTCAGGCAACCCAAGCTGCCCGCCGTCCAGATCGTCATGCCCGCGCCGATCATCAGCATCATCGCCGACACCCCGCAGACAATGCAGGCACCGGACCGAAGCGCCAGTCGTCGCAACAACGCCCAGCCCCGCGCCCCGTCCTTGTCGGCGCGCCACATTTCTCCCGACACGCCACCGACCAAGGCCAGGACGATCACTAACCAGATTGGCATCTCTGCCAGTGCCTGTTGCTCGTTCGTCATTGTTTTCTCCAAATGCAAAAACCCGGCTCGATGGCCGGGTTTCTTGATATCGTCGCGTGATTAACTTCAAGTAAAGACAGGGTGTTACATGGATACATCAGGGATTATTGCAAACTTTCTCACGACCCTTATTGGAGGGGTATTTGTCGCTTGGCTTTTCGCGCCAACTGATGTTGCTGGGCAGGCACTACGTCGATTGAGGATTATGGGGAGCTTTTTGTATCGGGCCCTAGCACTGCTGGGCGCCAGTGCAATGCTTGTTAGCAATGCATTCGAATTTTACAAGTTCGCTTACTCAGAGGCGCCGATTGCGAGATTGGAAATAATCGGCCTGTTCTTCTACATGCTCAACTTCTTCGTGTACTTGGTGGCAACCGTCGCTGTCGTTGCGATCTGGTCGAGGGGAACAGCTCCATCCACAAGACAAAACTCATAATCCTTCGGTCGCACCTATCGAAGATGACTACTTTTTACAGGTGGATTCTCATGGCAGCAACCCCACTTTAATGCCACCCGGTGAATATGTGGGTAACGCAGGGTGAACGCCTAGCGAATGTCGGTGAATACACCACCTCGGCTATCTGTTGCTGTTGTGTTGTCCCATCTGTCCCACCTTTCACAATCGAAGTGGGACGCCTGAGAGCGCCTAAATTCGGGGCTTCGCCCCACTGTCCTACTGTTTTATCTACTTTCTCGTGTAAAGGAAGAAATTGAATAACACGCGTGCGCGCCACGGGCGCGTGCTGGTGCCCGCTCCGCTCACACGGGCGGGAGGCCCCAACAAGCGGGACGGTGGGACAGCCCAACAACGACAAGGCCCGCGCTTGTCCCACCACGTCAAAACGCAGTGGGGCAAGGCGGGCCAGTGGGACAACAACAGCCGGAGTCATGCCTGGGGTCACGCAGCCTTCCCCATCAACATGCCTTCGATGTTCACATGGGCATCGTGCAAACGACGGTAATACGTCGGCGCACTGCATCCGCAATGCAGCATCTTCTGCGACAGAAAGCTTTCGTGGTTGCAGTAGTGCTCCATCACCACCAGGGCAAGCTCAGGTGCAAGATGCTTGTTCACGATCAGCTCAATATCTGCCGATTCATCCAACAGCACCCGACTCCCTCGAGTCCCACGAATCAACTCCCCCTTGCACTCCATCAACATGGCGATCATGTTCCCGCCGCTCGGTCCACCGGAGGACGTGGTCACAGGAGAATGCAGATCCTCAGCCCAAAGCTTGAGCATTTCATCAATTCGCTTAATCACCGAAGCAGGGCTCCTCGATCGGTTCCACCTTCAACGCCGAAGCACCACCCCAACCCACCGGCTTCTTGTAAGCCCAAGGACGCTGCCCACTTTTCGCCAGCGCCGGCATCCGCGTCCGCCGCCAACCAAGCCGGTGCATGATCGCCCCGACCCGCATCTGCTCGGGCTTACCCCAATGACCGAAGTCGAGCTTCAGCGCATTGGTCAGCACTTCACTGCCGGACGTGGTTTCACCGATCTGCGATTCCTCCAACCAGGTCAGGATCGGCCCTTCCCACTCATCCACGACAAAGCGTTCCTCCTGCGCCTCGGCGAAGGTCGGCGCTTCATCAGGCGTCACCCACCAGATGTCACCCGCCTCATAGCAAAACATCGCTTCAGCCCAAAGTTGATCGCGGATATCGCGCAGTTTCTCCAGATCAACCTTGGTGCAAGCCACCGGCCAATAACGCCGGTTGCCGGTGGCGTCCTTAAGGTACTCATCCTGGTTGGTCGTCCCCACGAACACACACTGGCGTGGCACATCGTTCGTTCTGCGGCCGTAGCTCTCGCGGTACGTATCGGTCGACGCCGAGAAGAACTGCTTGGCCTTGGTGCTTTCAGCCTTGTTGAAGCTGTCCAGCTCCCCCAGCTCGACAATCCATTTGCCGCGAATCGCCTGAAACCCGTCCTTGTCACCCAGGGCGAAAGGCGTATCCATAAACCACTCACCGCCAAGGATACTCATCGCTGTCGACTTACCAGCCCCCTGCGCACCCTCAAGAATCATCACCGAGTCAGCCTTGCAGCCAGGACGCATCACCCGTCCCACCGCCGACAACATCCAACGTTTACCGACCTTGGCCGAATAGTCGCTGGCCTGAACGCCCATGACATCCGTGAGCCAACTATCCAGCCGAGGAACCCGGTCCCATTCGAGCTTGTTCAGATACTCCCGCACCGGATGAAACGCATGGTCATGGGCCACAACGCTCACCGCCTCAATCACTTGTGTCGACTTAACCCGCAGGTTGTATTGCTGCGCAAGCCACTTCATCACCCGAACGTCATCGATGTCGGCCCAGTCGCCCGTACCACCGCCATAAGGGGCAGCACGTAACTTGACGATCTTCGAGCTGAAGGCGCTATAAGTAATCACGCCGGCCCAGCGTTCGTCGTTGCCGAGAATCAGCTCGACATTCTGCATGTGCGCGATCAGGGCGCCGCTTTCGGTTCGGGCCAATTGATCTTTCCAACCACCTGCTGCCGGTGGCTTGACCACCGACAACACTTGACGGCGAACAGCCTCCAAGCCTTCGGTAACATGCAGGTCATTGAAGTCCGTCCACTTATCTTCTCGCTCACCGGAAAAGATCGGCGCGACCACCTGGCCACCAACGATTAACGCCGCGTTGTTGGCCTTCTCTTCACCCGGGTTCCAGGCATCGCCATTCGGGCGCTTGGTCTTCCAGTCATCGTCGCGACAGACAATCAGCGGGCAGCCCGGAAAACGCTCACGCATGGCCTTGCAGACCAACAACAAGTTGCCCGCGTCGAAGGCGATAGCCACTGTCAGCGACGTCGCCATGTGCAGGCTTGCGCCCGTGGCATAGCCTTCACACACCAGCACCGGCTCGCCCGGCTCCGGGTGTGGACCGACCAAGTGAAAGGCGCCCTCTTTCGACATGCCATAGGGCCAGTAGGATTTATCCCGGCCGGTGTCTTCTTGCTTGGCTGGAAACACCACCTGCAGGCCGACGATCTGGTCCCGCACATTGCACATAGGCACCAAAAACGCGCCGGAGCGCGGTGCGTAACGAACGCCAAAACCGACGATCTGCTTTCGATCCAGATAGTCGCTGCGGCCCTTCTCCGGCATGCGTTTGAACAGCCCCGCAGCTCGGTTCGCCGCTCGACGTGCCGCATTGGCCGCGATCTCAGCAGCGCGGCGCTTAGCGTCTTCTTGTCGAGCTCGCATGACCTCGCGCTCTTCGGGTGACATCCGTCCGGCCTTGACCTTAATCTTCTGCGTCTCGCCCGAACGCCAATCACCGAAGCTACCGAAGATCAGCGTTTCATTCTTCTCGGTGCGATGCTCATGGATAACGTACCAACCATTTTTTTCCTTCCCCTTGTCTTGGGAGGTCTTGCACCGAGTCAGCTTGCCGAAGATCAACGGCTGTTCAGGCTCAAGACCGTAATCTGCGAATTGACCGAGAACTTCATCGAGCATGTCGAGCCTCCAACACTTCATCAACCGCCTGACAGGACACGCAGTAAATGCACCCTTGCACGGCTAAACGACGAGCTTCAGGGATAGGCTCCTCGCAGTTTTCGCAGTACATGAAAGAATGAGCGGCCGTCACAGGTTTGACTGCATTTCGAGCAGCCAGCGCCTGATCAAGTCGCTCCTGCACCAAGTCATTAGCAAAGTCGGCGATGTCAGCCATGGTCGGCTCCCCGCGTTGTCCGGTTGACATACGTGGCGCGGTTGAACATCCCCAACAGCCCTTGAATACCGCGAAACACCTGCAGACGAATCGCGGCCAATTCGTGGTCAGTCACCACACCGTCGCCAATGCTCTTGGCCCATGTCTCAGCCAAATCCGCCACCTGCCGAAAATACTCAGCAATGCCGGTGGTCAAAGTTTCAGGCATGTCGTTGGTGTACGCCTCAGCCAGTTCCTGCCAAGTCGTATCCCCCACTAACGCGTGCACCGCATCCAGAATGCGGCGGTCCTTGGTCAGTTCCAGAATCTCGCCGAACTCTTGAATGTTCACTGTGTGACTAGGGTGAGTTGGAGACAGCTTGTGCTGCAGCGTAGTGGCGTTTCTGCCGGTGGTGGCGGCAATTGCAGCGGCGCCGCCGGGATAGTCCCGAGCAGCATGGTAAAGCGCTAAATCGAGCGGCAGGATTTCCCGCTGCGCCCGTTCTACAGAACTCAGAGC